GCCCCTTTCGGGGCCCTGGGCGCAGTGCAGCGGAGTCTATACCTATGGCTCACGCTGTTGGTATAGATGTGGAGAGAATTAACTCTCCCGGACCTAAGGAGCGCTGGTGCCTGTTGGCAAGTGGTCGAAGAGAAACGACGACGCGTTCCCGTAAGATCCAATTTAGGGTCCCACGGGGTACGCTTCGTACGTCCACCTATCGACATTCGACTGGTATTACTACCAAGTCGTATGCCGAAACGGCGGCTCAACTACCACCTGCTATGCAGGGGGAACAGGTAACTGTTTCCGAAAACCATCCTGACTGGAGAAAGACCCGTAAGGGTAATTTCTCTGGTGATATTGGAGGCCCGTTCCACACGAAGAAGCGTTTCATCGAGTTTGGTTTACCCGATGGAACCAACGTCTTCAAGCGGATCGAGCCTGACAGGACTACGACGACCGTTTTTAACGGCGCCATAACTCCTGCCTCGTCGTCGGTGATGTCCTTCCCTCCCTACCTTCCAGATGATTCAAATCTGGATGTGTGGGGGGCTACGGCCATCGCACGATGTAAACCGACCAATAGCGCGGCTGACATGTCCACCTTTCTTGGTGAAGTATTGCGAGAAGGTCTACCAAAATTGGTAGGTCTCCAAGCTCTACTTGGAAGTAAGTCTGCTCCTAAAAAGGGAGCTGACGAATTCCTTAATTACCAGTTTGGGTGGATGCCCATTGTCAACGAAACGCGTTCTTTGTTGAACGCGATTGTACGGGCCGACCGTTTGGTCGATCAGTACATTCGTGATGCTGGGCGGATTGTCAGACGCCGGTATAGTTTTCCACCGGAGAGCACTGCATCTTCCGAAGTGGTTGCCTCCAATGTGTCCCCATTTGTTTGGGGTCCCACTGGCGGTGCCATGTACGGATCTGCAGTGAACCAAGGGCGAGTTATACGTACCTATACTAGGGACGTAAACCGCTGGTTCTCAGGTGCGTTCACTTATTATCTTCCGGGTGGTAAAACCCAGAAGACGATGAGGAACAGGGCTGAGGCCATGAGAGAAATCTTAGGCCTTGACCTAACACCCGAGACCCTGTGGAATCTCGCGCCTTGGAGCTGGGCCATCGACTGGTTTTCCAACGCTGGAGATGTTATCTCCAACATGTCGGATTGGCAGGACGATGGTTTGGTTTTGAGGTATGGGTATGTAATGGAGCATTCGCTCGCAAAGCATATCTACACCTTCGAAGGACCTACCGGTTTTAACGGTACCCTTCGACCTCCGCCTTGCATTTACATTAGTGAAAGTAAACGCAGGGTGAAGGCAAATCCCTTTGGGTTCGGCCTTACCTGGAGTGGCTTGTCGCCAATTCAGTTGGCCATTGCAGCAGCTCTTGGAATTTCCAAGAGCTGATGCATCGACGCTGTATTACGTCAAAACGCCAAAAGGAGCTCTCTGAGCTCTAGGAGTGATGCCTATGTCGTTTACCGATCCCCTCTCCGTCACCATTAGCGCCGTGACCACGTCGCTGCCCCGCGTTAGCGTGGGCGACGACCGGTCCGAATACGCAAGTGGCGACGGTCTGATCCGACTGACTGCCTCCCACGACAGTGGGAAGCGCACCAGGCGGATGCTCAGGATCGACACGAAGAAGCTGACCTCGGACCCGTTCCGACCTGCGGAGAACGTCGAAGTGTCGATGTCAAACTACATCGTTTTCGACCTCCCGCCGGCCGGTTACACGGCTGCCGAGGCACTTGCGGTATACGCAGGCTTTAAGGGCCTGTTTACCGCAACTTCCGACCAGATGATCAGCAAGCTGCTGGGCGGTGAGTCTTAGGACTTACCACTCAGTCAGAACTGGTTTCTGGTCGCCGCTGTGTCTAATCGACACTCCGGGAGAAGAAATTCTCCCGGAAGGCGTAGCACAGACCGTAACTTCCGTGAGGCAATCAACGCTAAGTTGATTGTCGTCACCGTTGTCGTGGTTAATGCTATATACCTGGCGGGTGAAGCGCTTTTTCTTTCGGACAGTTTATGTCCTTGAGATATAGGCGTGTAAACGCGCGCGGCGTGTTCCTACGTATCGACTACGGCTCTACAAGAGGCGGCTATTCGCCCCCTCTTAAAGAAGCCAGACTCGTGATTCGTCACGGGTCTGGTTACCGTAGCGATGCGGAACGTCTTGCGCTGTTGGATCTCTTCCGGGCTATCCATGCCCTTGAGGAGGCCATCGCGCAGGACTAGTAACGCGTCGTCACATAGGCTACGGATTCGATTACCTTCCTAATGAAAGGAGGGGTCGATGAAAAGCCTAATGTCACTCTGGTCCATAACAGCTAATGAATTAGCTGTTAGATGCCGCACTAGCGCCACGCGAGACATAAAAACTGTCTCGCGTCGGGTTGAACACGAGGGGTTATCGTTTTTAGCGATAACCCTGGCTGACTATGGAAAGGCCATCCAAAAATGGCTAGACCATGGTCAAGTCGCTCCTTGGGAGGTTACGTCTTTTAAGGCGCATCCTCTTACTGGTTTCCCGACATTTTTGTCAGGTTTCCTTGAGCGTGTGTTCAGCCCTAGTAGTGGCGCACTACTGGACGAACCAGACATAGAAGCAATCTATGCTCTACGTCAGCTAACACTGATGTTTAGCAAGATCGCCCTCCCGAAGCAGCCCCGTAAAAAGGGCAAACTTCCCGGCACTAATGGCCATAAGGTCGTTAGCGCTGAGCGCGAGAGGCGAGCTATGTTGCAGTTCGTCCAGACTGAGCAGGATGTTCGGAGATCAGATAGAGCTCTCGAACCTTCTCATTTAGAGAGATTCGAAAGAATGTCTGATGTGCTTTTTGGTAACCTGTTTAACATGCTTGAGGAGAAAGTCCTCTGGCATGAGGTTATTCCAAAGCACGGGCCAGGCGCTGTCGCTGACAAACTTAGCAGCAATGCTAAGTGGAATCAGCGAACCTGGCCCCTGAGACTTCAGCGGGTTTTCCCCGCTGAGTTCTATCTAGTTCCCAATACTAAATGGAAACCGGATACCGACATCCTCGAACCCGGTTCAGAGTTACCCGTTAGGGTAATCACTGTTCCTAAGACGCTCAAGTCACCTAGGGTCATCGCGATAGAACCGACTGCTACACAATATGTGCAGCAAGGGTTATACCGCGCGCTCCTCGACACGTTAAGAGAGGATGGTTTCCTCTCCCGTGTGATCGGAATCGATGACCAGGAGCCGAATAGGCTCATGGCGATGAAAGGCTCCCTCAGCGGGGACCTTGCCACACTCGATCTGAGTGAGGCTTCCGATCGTGTCTCGAATCAGCATGTACGGGCCATGTTGCGCAACCATCCTCTTTTGCTTGAGGCGGTTGACGCTGCACGGTCCCGGAAGGCTGACGTACCTGGTCACGGAGTTATCCGATTGGCCAAGTTCGCGTCTATGGGTTCAGCTCTCTGCTTCCCTTTTGAGGCCATGGTCTTCTTGACCGTGATCTTTCTAGGGATAGAAAGGGAGCTTGGTGCCCCGCTTTCTTACGAGACGATTGTCAATCGTTTTCGTAAGCAGGTGCGTGTCTTTGGTGACGATTTGATCGTCCCCTCAGACTATGTGCATACCGTCGTCGATGAACTGCATGATTTTGGTCATGTAGTTAACATCGGCAAGTCCTTCTGGACTGGAAAGTTCAGAGAATCTTGCGGACGGGAGTTCTATAACGGCCAAGACGTTTCAATCGTCAAGGTCCGACAAGAACTACCGACACGGCGGCAGGACGTGGAGGGAGTAGAAAGCGCCGTTGCTCTTCGTAACCTACTCTATTGGAGTGGGCTCTGGGAATCAGCGGCGTGGATGGATAACTACCTACGGAAACTCCTTAAGGTGTTTCCTACAGTAGCTCCAACCTCTCCCTTGTTGGGCAGGGAATCAGTGCTCGGATACGAATTCGAGACACTGGACCCGAATACTCACAGCCCCCTAACCAAGGGCTATTATGTGAGTTCCAAGAGCCCTGTAGATAAACTACAGGACTCGGGTGCCCTACTCAAGTGCCTTGTTCGAGCGGCCCCGGAAACGTGGCCAATCGACTTTGACACCGACGATCCGATATTATCGGATCGTCTGCCTGGTGTCGATGATGAGCACCTGGAACGTTCTGGACGTCCCGAGCGCGTCAGCATCAAGCTCGGTAGGAGGTCTCCCTTCTAAGGGAGACCGGGGGCATTAACCTTCGAAAGAAGGTAAAAGCCTCTGCGGGAGATGTCATAGACATCCACCGCTCCAATAGGACCGGAATATTAGTTCGGCCCGAACGAGCGGAACCGGCGATGTTAATACCATCGTCGGGGGAGATGCACTAGGCAGT